GCAGCAGGAACAGATGTAAGCGGTGTAGCAAACACATACTTTCCAAAAAATGGAGGAAGTGGTGGCGCAAAAGATCTTGTGGTTGCTACAGCAGCAGTTGCAGGATTAAGTGCCGTTGCAAATGCAGTAAAAAACCCAAGCACTCCAGCAGAGGTAGAATCAGCTAAATTTAATTTATTCAAAAGTCAATATCAATCAAACGGCGGCGCTGGCGGAATAAATGAAATGAAAGCAGCGTATAATGCACTAGGTCCAAATGACCAACGTGATTTATCACAAGCAGTAACAGGAACGTAATATGAGTAGCTTACCCGCAATACCAATTAAAAAAGGCAGTGATAAAGATGTCAACAAAGTTTTTGACAAGTATTTTACAAAAGAACTAGCATTTGCAAGCAATGAAGTAGATGCAGTTGTTACTTTCTTTGAAAAAAGAGGGTTTGACAAATCAGCAGCAATAGCAGTAGCAAGCGTTCTATTACAACAATCAAAAATTGACGATATTAAAGTTTTTAAGGTACTAGATACTTTGAAAGGTTTAGACGAAGTACAAATAAGTGCTGTTGTAGCAGAAATTATTAATTACAATAGACCTAAATCAAGTACAGTAGGTTACCGCAGAACCGAATCTGTAGAAAAGACTGAACGCCGTAACATAAAGGTATAAGTTATGGCCCGTTTTGCACAGGGAAAATATACTTGTAAAAATCCCGCAAAATATATAGGTACAAAAAGTCCAACATATAGATCAAGTTGGGAATTTGCATTTATGCGTTTTTGTGATGAACATCCGAGTGTAGTAAACTGGGCAAGTGAAGCAATACAAATACCATATAGAAATCCACTTACTGGCAAATACACAATATATGTGCCTGATTTTTTCATAACATACAGTAATGCAGCAGGAAAACAAAAGGTTGAGCTAATTGAAGTTAAGCCTGCTAATCAAACATTAAAAGAAAAATTAGGTCGTAACAGAGCCAATCAAGCTCATTGGGTTATAAACCAAGCAAAATGGGAAGCAGCTAGAGCGTGGTGCAAACAAAAAGGTATTTTCTTTAGAGTAATTAATGAAGGAGATATTTTCCATAACGGCAAACGACGATAAATATAATAGCATATAATGGAAATTATCATGACAAAGAAACTAGAAGAATTATTAAACTTACCAGAATCTAAAGAAGTTATTAAAGCAGCAGAAGTTCAAGAAAAAGAACAGCGTGTTCATGACATACAGCGTGAACAAGAAACTCTGCGTGACATAGCTGAATTTGATAAAATTACCGCAGCATTGCCTCAAGTAAAAGGACTAGGCGAATTAGCTGATACTGAGTTAAATGACATAGCAGACAGAGCATTACAAAGTTACGAAGATCTTATGGATCTTGGCATGAATGTAGAAAGTCGTTACAGCGGTAGAGTTTTTGAAGTTGCAGGTAGTATGTTAAAAACTAGCTTAGATGCTAAAGTAGCTAAACTAGATAAAAAACTTAAGATGGTAGAATTACAACTCAAAAAAGAAAAACAAGACAAAGATTCTGGTGATGATGGCGGCATAGTCAACGGCGAAGGCTATGTAGTTACTGACCGCAATAGTTTACTAGAACGCCTTAAAGGTCTTGATAAAGATAAATAATACATAAGATAGGAATTGCGCAATGAAATCTTTACGAGAATATTTGACAGAGTCAACAAAGACTTATAAATTTAAAATACGTGTTGCAGGTGAAGTACCTGAACATTTTCCAGACATGATGGAACGTGCTTTAGGCAAGTACGATCTAGTTGGCTTATCTAGTGGTAAAAAGACACCAATTACAGAAAAACCATTAGACTTTCCTCAACTACAAAACATGGAAGTAACCCATTGGGAAGCTGAAGTAAAATATCCTACAACCAGTCATGTACTAGAACAATACCTGGTACACAGTTGCACAGTTCCACACAGCCATATTATTGTTAGAGGTGAGTTTGATCCAATTGAAGCGCAACAACAAGATCAAAAAGAAACACCATACGAAGCACTATTGGGCCAAGAAGATCTAGGCGGCGAAAGTGCCCAAAAAGAAGCTGGGCAAAACCGTGTAATGGATTTACTTAAAGAATTAGAAACAGCTCGTAAAGAAAGAGAAATTGATCCAATTGCAGAAATTAAACCTGGTGATTCTACTAAAATAGATACATCAGAAAACACAAAAAGCGCAATAGGGAGTTAATTATGAATGAACTAGAACGCTTAAGACAAATAGAAAAACAATCCATCGCAGAAGGTCTATTAGATGACCTAAAAGCATTACTTGGTAAAGTAGGCATAGGCCAATCAGATGCTGACAAAATTGCAGCAGATGCAGAAAAAGCTGCAAAAGCAGCAGGCGCAGCAGAAGAAGAAGTAATGAGTCAAGATGTAAAGCCTAGCAAAGAATGGGCAATTATGCCTAACGGTAAGCGTGGTAACTTTAACATTGATAGATCACTTCCATATGTTGATACTGTAAAAAACGGTAAAAAAGAACGTACATATGCTGACAAAGCTGCACTACAAAAAATGTTTGGTCAAGATGCACAAATTCAAGGTATAACAGACACGGGTGCAGGTGCAGATCAGGCAACAGGTGATGTAGGTGCCGATGGAATGACAAATGCTGAAAGAGATTCAGGTGCAGGAGTAGGACTAGACGCTTTTGGCGGATCAGGTGAACAACAACCAGCTGCACAATCAGCAGGTCCAGATGATGGCACTAGAGGTGGACAACAACCTAATGCTCCAACTGATCAGAAAAAGAATGTAGAAACTAAATTAAAAAGATACAAAGAATTATTAGACAAGGCTGCAAAAGCAGCTAAACAAGGTAACAGTTCAAAAGCAGATCAAGCTGCTCCATCACAAACAATGATGGCAAGTACAGACTTTAGACATCTTATTGCTATTGTTGAATCAGCAATGTTAAACGAAAACCTATCAGACGCTGAAATGAAAGAGCTTGATGCATTGCACAACGAGCTTAAAGGTATGGTAGGTATTGATCAAAATTTAGATAATCTTATTGTAGACCAACTTAATCGTTATTTAAAATATAAGCAGTCTTTAGAAAAAGGCGCAAGTACAAACCAAGCCAAAGAAAAACCACAAAAGCAAGGTCAAGCAGCACCACAACCAAATAGTCCACAAAACAACATGGGCTATGGCAATGACCCACAAGGTGAATTTGGCAGTGGCCAATCACAGGGTTTACAACCAAATAGTCCACAAAACAACATGGGCTATGGCAATGACCCACAGGGCGAGTTTGGTAGTGGCCAATCACAGGGTTTACAACCAAATAGTCCACAAAACAACATGGGTTATGGCAACGATCCACAAGGCGAGTTTGGTAGCGGCCAGTCACAAGGTTTCCAGGCAAATAGTCCACAAAACAACATGGGCTATGGCAATGATCCACAAGGTGAATTTGGCAGTGGTCAACCAGCACAGCAACAACCAGCACAGCAACAACCAGCTGCACAATCAGCAGGTCCAGATGATGGCACTAGAGGTGGACAACAACCCAATGCTCCAGCACAGCAACAACCGGCTGCACCTCAACAACAAAAATATACTGTAAAGCCTGGGGATAACTTAACTAAAATTGCTAAGGCTAAAGGAGTTAAGGTACAAGATGTGATTAAAGCAAATCCACAAATAACAAATCCAAACTTGATTTATCCAAATCAAGAAATTAATATCCCAGCAAAGGCAGGTGAAAGCATGATAGGTAACAACAGAAGAAACAGTCGCAAAATGAACGAAGCTTCAATGAATATTTCAATGAACGGTTCAACAGCAGCAGAAGTTGCAGAACTAGTTGCAATACTTAAAAATGCAGGAATGGATCATTCAAGCACAATGGCAATGGCAATGGAGCCTGAGCCAGAGATGATGGGTCCTGAGCCTTGCTCAACATGTGGTAAAGTACACGGTCCGGAAATGCCATCACCGTGCGGCATGGGAGAAGAAACAGTAGGCGAAGAATGGGACAATGCACCAGACGAAGATTATAGAGATGATGATTATATGATCCATGATCTAAGTGGTGGACTAAACCGCAAAAAGAAAGCCTATGCTAAAGCACAAGACGGTGATAACGCAATGGCTGTCAGAGAGCAATTAATGCGTGAATGGAAAAAAACTAAATTAGGTTAACTTCTCAACGGGATGGGGAGAATCAATAGGGCCTACGGGCCCTATTTTTTTGAGTAAATACAATATGTCAAAATCATTAGACGGCGTATTAACTAAAAAAGCCAATACACAAGAAACATTTACAGAAGAACAAATACAGGATCTAATGCTGTGTATGGATCCTAATGAAGGATATTTGTATTTTGCAAAACATTTTGCATATATTCAACACCCTGTAAAAGGTAAACTTTTATTTGAACCTTTTGAATATCAATTGCGTTTAATGCATTCATATCACAGTTATAGATTTAACATTAATATGATGCCACGACAAACAGGTAAAACTACTTGTGCTGCAATATACCTTACTTGGTATGCAATGTTTAACCCGGATCAAACTATTCTTATTGCTGCACACAAATATACA